GAACTTAGAGTTCGCTGGTGTATTCATTAAACCTTCAAATGCATTGGCTGCTGTACTTACTGTAAGCTCGCCATTCCCATCTTCTGGGGTCATGGTAGTTTCACTCATTTAATTTTCCTATATATCCACTAGGGGTGGTTACCCATTTTAGAAATCTCTAAAATATCTTCCATGCTTTACTTTTAATTTCGCTAGTCTTAGCGATTGATTCAAAGTGAGCCATGAGTTCGTTATAGCAAGAGATGCGTTGATATGCTTGTTCTCTTACTTCTGTTTGTTCTGGATTAGAGTAAACGATGCATTGCATTTGGTTGTCCACTAATTCCTTGACTGCATCTTGAAAATGCACGTCATTTAAAATATTTGCAATGGCCTGTGATTTATCAGACATTCATACTACCTTTTGCAATGTCATTGATTTGACCAATAGCATCCATTACAGTTTTAGTTTGATTGTTCTTAGCTGTTTCAGTCATGTTAGCTGCATCTAGTTTCATTTGCATTTCTTTTAACGCTAACTCAGCTGTCTGTACAAGTTCTTTTTGTTGTAACTCTAAAGACTTGCGTTGATTCTCTAGTTGCATTTGTTCACGATCTAGTTGTAACTTAGCAGCTTCTGTTTGTGCTCTTAGTTGAGCCTTCTCACGTTCTACCTGAGCTAAGATTTCAGCTGCCTGTGTATTAGGATCAGCCTTTTCTTGTGATGCTTGTTGCATAACTTGCTGTTCAATCTCTGGAGTAATCTCATTCATGAATGCTGTAGCATCTTTGAACCCAGCCATGTGTACAAACTTAGCTAATGTATCTCTGTATTGTTTAATTGAGATGAGTGGATTGTTTACACCATAAGCCTGTAAGATTTGTTCTTGCTTACCTAAGATCATTTGCATAGTTGCAAGTTGTTCTTGACGTGAGCCAGTACCCAAACCTACGTTGATAGTTACATTGTATTCTGCATCCCATTCACGAGGATCAAAAGGAACAAACTTACCATTAATACGAAGCGTTCTTACTGTATCTTGATATTTGCATAGTAATTGTAAGATACCTTTGAATAGTGATTTAACACCTGTTTCTGCAAAGATACGAGCAATCAGCTCTAACTTACCATAAGATGCATTAGACATTGTAGCTACTGCTGCAGCTGTAACGTTTTGCAATACATCTGGACTTAAACCTTGTTGAGCATCGCTAACACCTGTACGTTTAGCTTGAACTCCATCTAAATACTCTAGCATTGGGAATGATTGTGCTGCACTTGACTGTACTGTTAATGGTACGATTGCACCTGCATTCTTAACACGAATCACACCACCTGCTGTAGATGTTAATAAGTCATCTAAGTTTACTTGGCCTTCAACTGCTGCAATGCGTGAGTTGTTAGTTAAGTATAAGTTATCTAACATCTGACGAGTTACAGTAGACTTAATTAATTGAATATCTAATGTACGATCAGCTAATGATTGGCCATAGAATTTATGTGGAATTGGTATTGGGCAGATAGAATGAAATGGTACATAGTCACACTCCATATCTTCTAGAATCTCATTAGATGCATATACAATTCTTCTTAGTTCTGCAATGCCATCTTCGTTGTAATCTACTTTAATGAAACACTCATACACTTCTACTAATTCCATAGAAATATCTTGAGTGCCCATGCTGTTAGGTTGTTCACCACGAGAGTAACGAGCAATTCTTTCTGGACTAAACTCTAATGTATCGCCAGATGCTAATGACTCTACCATATCTTTATCAAAACCCATCGCCACTAGTTCAGAACGAGTAAGCATTCTACGATGTGCTACGAATGGTGAATCTTGAATTGTTTTAGCACGCTTAGATATTAAGAACTCTTCTGGAGGAACATTTTCTACAATGATCTTACCTTTGTTCTTGCTGCGTTTTAATGTAACGTTGTTTGATTTGCTGTATGTTGTTTGGCCAGTCATCTCATCAATAGATGATTCTTCAATGATTTCTTGTGATGCTAGTTCTATCTCTGGATCTTGCATGAGCATCATTAGCTCATCATCTGATAGGCCTTCATACTTTTCTTTAGTAACATCTACATCATCATTCCAGTAAGCCTTAACTACACCAGTCTTTTGTAGTAACGCATCTTTGAACCAGTTATGAAGTATTAAGAAGCCATCGTTATCTTTATAGAATACATGATTAACTAATTGTGTGGCCTGCTCAGCATTTTGTTCGTCACCTTCTTTAGCTGGTGCAAACTCAACTACGTTATCACTAGAGGTAAATACACGAATGAGTTGTGGCAATGCACCATCAACTGCTTCAGCAACTTCACCTGTAACAATTGTAGACTTACCCTCAACTTCATTACCATATGGCTCACGAAGATAATACTCAAGGGCTTGTTGACGTTCATCTGTAGTATCTGTTTCTAGATAGCCTAATGAGTCATCTATCTCAGCCTCAATAATCGTCTTTAATTTGTTAATATCAATCATCTATACAATCCATTTATTATTAATGTTGAGAGGTTGACCCCAATCAGAGCCACTTTCATCTAAGCCTACCGCTAAATATCTAAATGCGTCAGCAGCATGAGAGCACCAATCATGTAATGGTGTGTCAAAGAATACGTTACGCTTCTCATCATATGTTCTACGATAGTTTCGTAATGCATCTATACCTTGCTTAACGTCTTTATCAAACCAGCATCTAGGAAGTAATCTGCGTACTGCTTGAATTCCATCTGCAACTGGTAATTTCTTTACTACTGTAATCTCTAGTCCTGAATCTTGTAACATCTCTTTACGAGATTTACCTGTACCTAATTCTCTTACCTCTACATCATGAGGTAACAACTGTACAGCATTATCCCAACCATTATCACGCAACCAAGCAACATAAGTATCCAATCCTTGTCCATGATTTTCATAGAAATCTACAAGTCTTATTTCTTTACCTACTACTTGTGCCACCCAAATTGCTGTGCTATCTGATATACCTAAGTCCCATGCACAATATGTTTTTGCTAGTTCTTCTCTAGGTATAGATGTTATCTTGTTATTCTTTTCTAAATCATTAATGATCTGGCCATAGTATGAACCTTCTACTGCTGCATTAAATGAGCATTCAAACTCTTGGTTATACTTATCTTCACCCATCTCATTTTTAGCTGAGGCTAATTCATTTGCATCTAGTAACTGTGTTTGTGATGCTTTAAACTCTAACAGTTTCCATTGATCGTCACCTTTGTCAGCACGATCCCTTAAATCTTTAAAGTGATTATTGCCCTTAGGTGTACCAATAAACATTGCCCAACCTAAACGATCAGATAATGCTGGTCGTACAACTTCACTAAATATACTTGGGTTTACGTCACCAATCTCATCAATCACTACACCATCTAAATAGATGCCACGAAGTGAGTCTGGTGAATCTGCTCCATATAATGAAATACGTCTGCCCATGAAATCAACCCTTAACTCTGCTATGTTAGCAATAGCACCTAGTGGCCTTGTATAGTTAAGTAAGTAATCCCATGCAATACGTTTACATTGTGAGTACGTTGGAGCAATGTATGCAAATCTTGGATTAGGTTTATCACACAGTAGCGATGAATGTATCAACTGATTTATGGCTGATACAGTCTTGCCCATACGTCTATGAGCTACCACTACTGTGAACCTGTTGTCCTTCACCATTTGGTGAATCAACTTCTGTGGTTCTCTGGGCTGATACCCAGTATTTAGAACGTCATTCAATTCCTGTGACAATCTTAATAATAACTGGTTCTTCTGAATCGCCAGTCAGTTTGTTTTCTTGTAATGATTTACCATCTACTCTATCACCTAATTCTTTAATAGCAGATACATCACCACTTGCTGCTTTTTCTATTAAGGCTTCAGCAATTGCTCTAATCTTTTGGCCATCTGCTTGTATAAGTGCCCTCTTCAGCGTTTCTGCCCATAACCTATTGTTTTTACTAGAGAAGTTATTTCCCTTACTTACCTCAGCAGCTTTCTCTCTAGCTAATGCTAATTGTTCTTCTTTGTCCATGTTGTAACTCCATTGCTGGGTCATTACCTTAGTTGTTAATTAATTACCACTTTACTTTGTTAGCCCAGTAAGCTGCACTCATCTTACCTTTAGCTATATTATCAGAATGTCTTGCCTTAAATGATTTAGATCTTGCTGTATTTGTTTTATCGCCACTAACACCTTGCTGGCCAAAACGGATAAGTTTCTCTTTGTCACCTACCTTAGCTAATACTGCATGGCTTTTAGTAGGATGGTTTGGAGTTCTCTTAGGCTTATTAACACCAGAGAATGTTTCTTTACCCTTCTTAATCATTTCTTTTTATTTGTTTTAGGTTTTACAACCATTTTTTTACCTGATTTTGCAGACGCTTTTTTAGCTGCTGCTACACCAGCCTTACTGTAGCTGTAAGTTTTTCCGTTTACCATTGGCATGATCATTTACCTTTCTTAGCTGTTTTTGCTGCTTGTTTAAATTGTTTTGCTGTTGGTGCATTCTTGCTGCCTACCTTGTTCATCTTTTCGTCTGAACCTGCTTTAATTCTTGCACGCTTAGCATGAATGTTAGCATATAATCCTTGTTTAGCCATTATCTGCCTAGCATTCTTAATAATGAATCTAAATCCAAACCTCTTGGAAGCATTTGGTTTTGTATTGGCATAGTATTTTGCATAGACATACCACCAGCATAAGGAGGAATGTTTTGCATTGTGTTAGCTTGTGGATTATATCCTCTTAGAAAGTCTACATCTGAAGGTGTGCCTTGTGTATAAACATCACCCATTTGTCTTAACCTTGACATTTCATCCATCTGAGCTTTCATTTGTGCAAACTTTAATGCAGCTAGTTCAGCTTCAGTCATAGTACCTGTAGGTGATTTACTGTTAGAGCCGCCTAATAATCCTGCTAATCTATCCATGATGTGTCCTTATTTTTTCTTTTTCTTGCTCATGCCTGCTTCGCTTAAAGCGATTGCAATACCTTGAGCTTTAGATTTAACTACCTTGCCACCCTTACCAGAGTGCAATGTACCAGCTTTATACTCACCCATTACTTTTGCTACCTTCTTCAACTTCCCTGCTTTTGATGTGGGCTTCTTCATCTGGCTTCCTTAATTTAAAATGTGTTAGGTTTCTACAGTCTTGACATATAGAAGATCCTGTGTCATCTGAATCGTATGGTTCACCACACTTTTGACATATTTGCACTTGGATCATCTTATTCAAACTAAAAAAAAGCCTGCTATTACACAGGCCAATTATGGAGTGCTATGAAAGTGATAGATACACTTATCCCAGCACCAGCGATTATATCATACATACATGGCTGCTGTCAAGTGCTAATTGGGTATTCTGCGTGTTGATATAGTTAATAGGTTATCATAGGCCATGTTCATGTGGTAATCTTGCAACACTTCAGCCCTTGATCCTGTGTACTTATGATAGACAGCATTTTGTTGACGTTCTGGAAGTGAATCTATAATAGCCTGTATAGTTTTAATGTGATCATTCTGCATAGACTCATACATCTCATCAAACGATGTACTATTGCCACCAGTACTCATCCCTAAACTGCGACTAGGAAAACCAAGTTTACTATTGCCACTATGCTTAAGACTTCTTGCCCATGCCTTTAATAGATCCTGCAGCCTTTCCATTGTCATACTAATCCTCCAGAGAATATATTGAGCTAACGTTATTTGACTCTGATCCATTGTGTGATCTTAAATTATGTTTGGTGTGTGTTTCTTTGTAAACTGTGCCAGACATATTTTCATAGCCAGCAGGCAATGGCCTAAGTATATTCTGAAGTAAACATGGGCTATCTTTAAAATACAATGTATGACTCTTGCATCCACTAGCATTTAAATAACGATAGGCCACCATGTTTGCAATAGCACTTACAATTTGTTTGTAGTTAGCATTAATACGTCTAGCTATTTCAGTAGATGAAATTCTTTCGTCACCTACAGCTTCAATAATTAATTCTCTTAATTTTGCAATGGTAATTTCTTCACCATTAACTTTATATATTTTTTGAGATTTAGCTTCGTTATTTTGTGAGTTCATAATGTGTAATTGTTTTCATATCTTTAAAAGGAACTAGCGTTATTCTATCTTTTTTGTTTGGCCTTTGGTGAATAATATAAATTCCACTTCCAGTTTTATAATTATTATCTTTTAACTTTTGCATTGTCATATCTAACAATTCTTTTCTACTAACAATAAACCATATCTCTTCTTTTTCAAATACAATGTAATCAGCATCGCCTTTAATCCACCCATGATCACCCATAACGTTTGTACCTTCTACCCATGTACATTCGTCTTGGTTTGGAAATTTAATTACATTTTTAATTGCCTTAACATCAAACTTTAATTCTTGATTATTTATGATTGGCAATATTCCTTTGACATCCCAATGCTCAATCATGTCTTGTTCTTTTGTTGACCAAACAACATTACTTAAATGAGATGCAAATCTTTTTTCAGCATCTGATCCTACCGCATATTGTTCTTCAGTAAAATGCTTCAACTTACATCTACTTCTTTTATTTGCCAACGATTGTTTTGTTTGTATGTACCCCACACAAGTATCTTCCATCCTGCTTTGCGTACATACTTAACAGATTCGCTATCAGCTATCTTTTTTATGCGTGCACCCATGTTGCTCTTTGATGTGACCTGTACCGCTACTACTTGACCTTCTTCAGTTATAGCAAGGATGTCAATAAACGTAAATAAATCTTTGCGAACACCAGCGTGAAAGTTAAATGTTTCCACTATCTGTACTAGTGGGTAATTTTCCTTCTTCATTCTCGCTAGGGCTACTTGCGTTGGTGACATTGCCATTAAATTGTTCCTCGTTAGGTTTACTTGTTCCGTCTAAAAATCTTTTTTCAACTTCACCTGTGCTTTTATTGCATTGGTATTCGTAATCTTTTTTAAAAATTCTATTCCAATTATCTGCTGCCTCTTGTTCAGATATTAACAATGGCCTTCTTCCAGAACCTTTACCCATCATCATCCTCCATGATATGAACTTTAATATATTTATATGCAGCCTCAACTGCTACAAATGGAATTAAGAATGGCACTAACATAAATCCAATAATACCTACAATAAATCTAAGCATTTATTCTTTCGCATAATTTTGTCATCCAATCAATTAAATCATCTGGTGTATATTCTCGCTGATATTGAGTGCAACGTTTTGTTCCTTTTACATTGCCACATATTGATCTATCTGTTGATGATAAATTTTTAGGTGGCATAGGAGGTAGTTTATCTCTAGTTATTCCACAAATGTAAAGTTTAGTATTTTTATGTGCAACATGACCAAAATCAAATTGGTCAATCTCAATAGTAAATCCACCAAATTCATCTTCCCCCCCCCCGCCAAAGGTAAAGGTGCTTCTTTCCATAAACGACTTCCAGCAGGATGTTCTAATATACCGCCATTCAGCCTTACTTGTGCCAATGCTAAATAAGCTAATTGTTTTTCACCCTCTCTAGGGTTAGCCATGTGAGATAACATACCCCAAGCTCTACATGGTGGATGTGCTATTACAGGCATTTTTTTACAAAATGTTCTAGCATCACGATTGATGTCATACACATCATACATATTAAAATCTTTATAACGACTATCATTTCTTGCAAATAAAACAGCTATCATTTAATTCTACCCAATGTATCAGCAAGCAACTCTTCTTCTGTGCCAAATTTACTTTCAAATGTTTCTTGGCCTGCGTGTAATGCTATACCATGTCCACCATGTTGGTGATGGTTTGGGCACAATGGAATAGCGTTCATAAAATTATTACGCATACCCATTCCCATACCATGACGAATGTGATGTATGTGTGGAGGTGAGTGACCCCACCCCTCTCTTAAACATACAATGCATCCAAGCTGTGACAGTTTATCATAGTGCTGCTTCTCTGCTTTTGTCAAAATGAAATCCTAACTCTATTGCGAAACGTTGAATGTCTTGAATATAATTTTTGAACTCGTCTACATTTAAAGATGTCGTACTCTTTATAGCATATATTTCAGATCCTGCAACTGTCTTTTTTTCTGAAAGATATTTAAAACGAAACATATCATGCAACTCTTCTTCAGAATAACCACAGTAGTCACCAATCTCTTTTAGCATTGCCCAGTATAAATCATTCTGTGAGTTAGATCTTTTTGATTTAAACTTATCTAATTCAAGATCACCATCTTTTTGAAAGTCATGGCCATTAATTTTTGCTATCGCCATTTCCTTGTTGTGTTTCGTTATCCTCATATTTTTTGCTCCATTTAGTAGATTTATAAACCATTCCATTTTTTAATGTTACCTTCCATTCAGTAGGTGATAAAAGTTTTCCTTCTTCGTCAACATCAAAACATTTAAACCATTTAGTTGTTTCATATTTCATATTGGCTTATCTCTGTACCTTAATGACTTTGGTTGAAACCACAATGGTACTGATCCTTCCCATTCAAAATGCCTTTGTTTATTTACAGCCATAAATCCATCTGGAACTATTTTAGCATCTTCTTCAGAAAGTTTACCATCCATTATGTCTTTTTCTTTTTTCTTATTACGATATACTGAAACACAATTATCAGCAAGATTGGTGATTGTCGCAGAACCTGCCACGTCAAACTTACTTGGTGTATGTGAAGTTTCGTCTATTGTTTTTCTGCTATGAGCCACTAAATGAATGTGAATATTTAGATCTCGTGCTGCAATACATAGCTGGTCAACAAATTTCTTCTGGCCATTATAATCATCTTCGTTAATAGAGCACTTCATTAAACTGTCTACCACGAAATGCTGGCAACCCATTTGCTCTGCTGCGTAATAAATTACAGATAAGACAGACGTTGGGTTAGTAGATCCTAACTGATCGTACAAAAACAGTTGCCCTGTACTGCTATTACAAAAATCTGTAATGGCTGACTCTGATGGTTCGCTCTC